CCTAGGGTTTGCTGGTTTTCTTGCTAACTTCACAATACACAGTGCCATCAATAACAACACAGTTACGTTTAAGCCACCTTCCTACTTGGTCATACCTAACGTCTTGAGTTTTGGCAAAGGATGTTATATTGCCGTTGTGGTGTTCTGTTATGTAATTAGTTAGTTTCATTATTCCTCCAAGCGTATACTGTTAATGAAATACTTAAACATAACCAATGAAAGTTTATATCTGTATTTTCATGGCTCTTAAATTTGCCTCCGTTAGTTGTTAGACTTGGAAGCCAAAACCACCAATTACGTCCGAATCGAGGTCTAGTTTTTGCATCAAGCTCCCATTGCTCAAATACGTTTCCTTTGCTACTTCCTGCAAGGACAAAATTTAAAAATACATTCTTTTTAATTTGCATTGACCCACCCCTTGATCATGGTTTGACGCTCATCCTCAAGGTCGAACACTTTTCCTTGCAATTCATTTGCTAAATCTTTTTGCTTATCCGTAAACTCAACAAAAACTTCATTCCAGTTAGTTTTTTTGTTTTTATAAATAAATCCAGATTTTAAATAGCCGTTAACTTCTTGAAAAGCAAAATCGTAGTAATCGCCCATTATAATAACCTCATTTCTAATTGTGTAATTTTTGCGTATACAGGTGATAAAGTTTGTTGCTTAATTCCTGCGGCCTTTAGTGATCTAATCTCTTGTTTTAACTTATTAATCCGATCATTAATTATTTTATTTGATGCTTCTGTCAATTTTTTGCGTAAATTTCTATGTTTAACCCAAGTGCTGCCAATCTGCGACACCTCCCATTCTATTTGCTCGGCAGTGTAAACCACCTTACAAAGTTACTTCGTTGTTATTGATGTTTGCTTCGTAAGATTCACCGATAACCAAGTGGTCAGTGTTAAAGCCTTCAGCAGCATCAAACCAACCTGTAATCATATCCATTCCGTATTTTTTTACTGTAGTGATAAATTGTGCTGGCTTATTTACTTCTGTAAAACCTTTGTAAGTTACTGTAGTCATTTGATTCTCATTAGTTGCTTCGTTGTTGTTGAAGCAATAATAGCACAACACCTTATTGTGTCAACACCTTATTGTGTTATTTACCAAAATAATCAAAATAATATATAATTAAACCTTTGGAGTTAACAACGTGCATGAAAGTATTTACGATTACATTGAGCCAATAAAAAGCGGTGCTGGCGTTGTATTAGGCTATCAAGTGATGAAAGATAAAGATTACTTTAGCAAGCGATATCAAAAGCACTTAAAGATTAAAACCTCTGATAAGCCATATGACGGTGCTTCTGGTGCAATGGACATAGATAGCTTCGGATGGTTATTTCATGATGTCGCGTGCCGCGAGGGTTGCTTTAGTGATGGAACCCTTTGTACTAACTGGCAAGCATCTAAAGTATTAAGCGACATATTAAAAAGCGAGGGAAGATGGTTCCGCTCTCGCTCATGGTTTGCTGCTACTTGGTTATTCGGTGGCGGTAAAGCTCGTGATAACGGTATGTTTTAACCTGTAAGCGCTAGTTAATTAGCGCTGTTATATTCAAATACAGCTTTTGCAAACCCTCTGGGCGTAGCACTTCTAATATTTTTGGTTTTTAAGCTTCTGCCACCTAGCTTGTAGTGTTGGTCTGAATAGCCTTCATCACAATGTACTTGCTTTTTGCCTGGCATAATAAATTTATCATTTGACCAGATACAAGTTTTTTTAGGGTAAGCATCACGCGCCCTAATGTATTTAGGGTAAGTCGGGTGAATATCGTCTTCTGGTAAATAGCCTCCATATTCGTAAGGGTGAAATTTAAAGTCTGGCTTTCTCCATAATGTGCTAGCGACACTTATCGGGTTCTCTAAACCCCAAGGACAACCAAGCTCAACACCTAACGACTCAATAAGATAAAATAGCATCATGGCCTCATCTTGAAAGTATGGATTAGCATCTCGCTTTTTAGCAAAATGAGCAGCACCACTAACAGCTAAGTCAGTACATTCAGGGAAGCCGAATAAGAAATCAATATCTTCACCAGTAATACTGATAATTTTATCTATATCTTCCCTTAGTAAATCACCTGTACAGTTTTCGCTAAACCAGGCGCCAACATTTAATATGTTTTCATGGCTTGATTTAGATACTCCTAATGGGTGCTGACCATCAAAGCAGTAACACAAATAACCTGCATCAGCCCAGGGTTTAGCCATAATCCCTGTATAATCAAATAAAAATATTGCCTTTTTCATCTCTTACATTCCTTAAAATAATTATTTACTAAATACACAAGCGCTAATCGTGCCGTTTTTATTTAGCTTGACCAAGCATTTTATATTTTCATATATGGTTGAACTGTAAACGCAGCTATTCCAATCCTTTCCATAAGCGCCAGACTCTAAACTATCCATAAACCAAATTGCACTGTCGTGACCAAACAAATACATCTGCCTAGTAAGTTCATCTTCACGCGTTCTTATAATCACTTTATTCATTTGTTTAATCCTTGTTTAATGTCCGCATTCACATGGCTTTTTATTTGTTGATTGCTTATAGTGCTGCGGGTTCGCTTGATACTCCTTTAGCATTTGTTCCCTGGTTTTTCCATTCCTACCACCTAAGCCTAAAACAGTATTATCAAAGCTATCATCACCAAACAAATCATCTTGTGCAGAGATTATTAAATTATCCTCACGCCAGTTATTTTGCATTACTATTGAATCATCATAAAGATGGCGGTAGTCGGTATACAGCATATGCACTTCACCATGAGTTAGATAAGGACAAACGGTGCAACTAGACTTTCCAGGATAATACAAGCCAACCCTTTCAACAGCTTCTGATTCTGCTTCACCTATTTCATTATCAAACAAAGGGAAAGCTTGAGTCCATTTAGGTTCGTTTTTCCAGCCTTCGATCCTTTTTGGTTCATCAAAGTTAATACCAACTAAGCGTAGTATTTTGCCAGTATGCTGTTTTATTGGCGTTCCTTTGCCTACCTTAGTTTCCCATCCTATAATGCCAATTGAGTTTTCATACATTTTAGTTATTGGCCTAGGCTTGTCGACTCCCCATGCTTTCCAGCACTCTTGGTGATTGTTAAAATACTTATCAGCAGTTTCAACTTTAAACCTTAAAGAGCAAGACTTACTACCGAAAGCAGCAGCTGGCAATGTTCTTTGTGAATGGCACATACTTATTACAGATAATGGCTGATTGTACTTATCAAGCTTTTTAAGGATGACAACCTTTGACCATTTTCTTTCAATGCACCATTTTTGCAAATGAGTTATAAATTCGTATGTGTGCGGAAACTCTGAACCAGTATCACAAAAAACTATCTCATCAGGCTCAAAGCCTCTTTCGTATAATTCAGCTATCATCATCGCAGTATCATCCCCCATACCACCCATAACAACTCTGTACTCGAACGAATCCCATAACTCTTTAGTAAATATTGGCCGCTCTTTAAAGTCGTGTTTATTACTCATCTTATACCCCTTATGTTTTATTCTTTAATGGCCTTGATAAATTGCTTCTGCTCGTTCTTTTATAGCCTCATCAATAAACTTCTTAAGTCTATTTAGATAAAGCGTAGGCAATTGCATTTCTAACTCTGTAGCTGGCAATACAGGCCAACCCATTATTTGCGGTGCGCGTTCGTTCCATGTTCTAACATTCCAATAAATCATCTCGTTATATTTCTTAATAAACATGTGATTTTCTTTTATGGCTTCGGTTATGCATTCAGCATTAAAACCATGTTCACGATGATGATAGCCACAAGTCTGCTTATCGTCTTTAATCGTAGTTGGTAACGGACATCCAGCAACAGTGCATTGAGGCCATTCTGATGCGTGTGCGTACTCTTTAGCTTTGCTTGTTTTATTGGTGCTAACTTTAGATACTAAGTCAGCCATTTTATTGCCAGCCATTATTTATCCCACCTTTCTTGATTGAGGTAAGTAGTAAGATGTAATTCAGGGTAGCCACACTCACCTTTATTTTTATTTATATCGTTAATAAATATTAGTGTTGCTTGCTCACAAATTTCATTACTATTCCCAGCCATCATTGAGCGATACTTTTCATAAGCTTTTTGTTTAGCACCTTTTTTGCCTTTGGTATCCCATAGCAACAAGAACTGCTCATCTAAGTTATCAGGATAAGTTAGCAATTTCTTTCTAGGTGCCTTCGGTGCTTTAGGTTTAGCGGCTGCTAATTCTGTTTTAGCCACTGGTTCAGCTTCTACTTCAACACAAAACTTTCTAATCATTTTCTCTAATAGAAAGCCTTTAGAGCGCTCATGCTTCTTGCAATAAGCTACAAGCATGTCATTTGCTTCAGGACTTACTTCACCGTTTAGTTTAAATGTTCTTTTCATCTATATATTTCCTTTATGATTAATAATTAATATTTTCTAATCTTATTTAATATTTATCTTGACGTCAAGTTTTTATTAGGCTAAATTTAATTCATCAACAACAACTAACCAATAGAGAGGTAGAAAAATGGAATTACAAAAGAAAGGTGCCGCAGTATTATCGCAAATAGCCATTGAGGTTAATCATGGCGAAGATGTTAGCGACTTAATAAAATCTATGCGTAACGTGTTATCGAGAGAAAATGGTGCGGGATTAGCCGCTAATCAAGTGGGTTCACTTTGTCGCGTGGTTTTGATCAATACATCTGATTTTGTTGGCACTGTTATCAATCCAGTAATAACGAAGAAGTCTGACAATATCGTCAACAGTAAAGAGGGTTGTTTATCATTCCCTAAAAAAATAGCTAATGTAAGGCGCAGTAAAATGGTAGTGCTTGAGGGGTTTGATGAAAATTGGAATCCAATTAAAAAGAAATTACGCGGTTTTTCTGCTTTCTGTGCCCAGCATGAAATTGATCATTTAAACGGGATTACAATTTTACCTAACCAAGGAGATAGTAAGTAATGAGTGAATTACAAGATATAAGCGATACCATAGAGATGCTCTGGCAGGCTAACACATTCACCAAGCAAATAAGCTCTGTTAAACATGATAATCCTGAATGGTATGAATCAGGAAGTGATAAAAATTTAATATTTTCACTTATGGGACATCAAGAGTTTTTTAGTGAAGAGTTAATAAAACTCAAAAGAGCTATTGATAAACTTGAAAATAAAGGAGACTAGTGTAAAATAAGTATTGCAGTGTGGTGACTGCTTAGAAAGAAATTGATAAAGGGTATTTTGAACTGTGATCTTTGGTGGGTTTTTGTCTATCAATTTCACCCCTTCATCAACGAAGGTCACAGTTCCAAGTGCCTTTTTTGTGCCTGCTAGTCGTGAGTTGAATGAAGTTAAAAAGCTAACGTAACTACAGGCGCAACCCCTTTCAAAGCATCTTCTAGTCTGTATAAGTGAAGTGAGTTAGTAATAATAATGCAAAAGATGATTTTTAATTAAGTCACCCTTCGACAGCCCTAGGTAAGTGGGGTTTTGCAGAATACATTTGCCCTAGCTCATTTCACTATACAGACTAACCTACACTGCCAAGTTAATTGGTATCTTGTAAAAATCCCTAACGGTTTAGCTAAAACTGTAAATTAGCAAATAAGCATTAACTTAATAAAAATTAACGTTTAGATATGCGGATAAACAGCGGTTATGTCATGGTTATATGGTGTGGACTACCAACAAGGATTGTAAAAAGTTACGCTGATACCGATTTTTATTATTTAGCTCAATTTGAGTATATAAAGATAGTTTAGTTCTTGGTGGTTAAAGTAACCCATCCATGACAAACATATCTAATGACCACTATTATCTGAAATATCTCAGTTAATAACTAATCAAACAAAAAGGAATAGAGTAATGAAAGTTAACAGCAAAGGAAAGATTGAAATAGACGCACAAGATATATTTGATAACTTACCAAAGGATTCTGTATTGGAGTTAATAGAGAGTATTTCTTGTTCTGAAGTAGTTATAAGCATGTTGCAGACCAGTTGCTAGAAGGGTGGACTGAGAACGGTTATAGCGGTGGAACATGTATTAGTTTATGTCCGTCTACTGAGCTAAATGTCGCTAGAGACAAGATAGCAAAAGGTGCTGGTGAAGTGGCAAAAGACAGAATACTAGAGCTAGAGTTATTAGTTGAACAAGCGGAAGATTTAACAAAAGCTGGCTGGGATGCTTACCATAAACTTAACCGTGCTTTAACTAACACATCAAACAAAACAGGGGAATGAACATGGAATATGACCAATTAAAAAGATGCTACAAAACGGTATTAAAGCAGCGTGATGAGCATCATGTAGAGCTTGTTGATGCTTATGTCAGGATGGAAATGCTCGAATCATTATTATTCAAAGCTAGTCAGCAAATTTACGACCAGCCAGAACTTGAGCAAGAAATAATGAGCGCCTTAGATTAATTTAACAAACACCAAGAAGGGATAGAAGAATGAATTTAAGTGAATATAAAAATGGAGACCGCGTAAAGTATGTATTTTTAGGTGATTACGATGGCACTATAATTAACGACCATAAAAAGCATGGCTCGCCTTATTTAGTTATTAAATTAGACAAGCGTCCACCTGTTAAATTTAACAGTGGTGAGCTTGAAGTGCTGGCGCTAACTGCTGATTATTTAGAATTAATTAACAACGGAGATAGTAACAATGGATAAAGAGGTAGAAGATTTTCGCAAATGCACCAATGTTAAATACGACGGAGCTAAGTGGAGGATAGATTGCAAGCTTGGATTGTGGGGTGTAGAAGCTCCGTCACCAAGAGAAAACGCAGAGCGTAAAGCATTTCATTACTGGCAGCAATACGCAAGTGATGGAGAGTACAGTTCGATCATTGGCGGCAAGAGCGTGATTCAAGTTTTATTTGACAACCAATAACAGGGGTAGAGAGATGAATGACTTAGCAATTACAATTCAAACCGACACACTATCAATTTTACTGTGTAACCAGGTACACAAGTCCTTACCAGAAAAGGCGCGAGCAATTAAGATATCAAAGTGTTGTAAAGTTATTCGTGATAGAACCAAAGATAAAATATTGTTTGATGCTTGCAGGAGCGTTATAAAGGCAACATCTAACGGGCTTTATGGTGATGTAGTAAAAAGTATTCAGCAGACAGAGTTTAATTATTTAATGGCGTATAAAGTGTGATATAACGAACGGAGAGTAAAGATGTATACGACAGAAAATATAGTATTTGCGGTCATAGGTGGGTTTATTAGCTTTCCAATTATAAAGTTTTTAGTTTTGGCTGTAGCTGAAAAAATAGCCAATGATATGGAAAGTGAGCTTGAGCATTTGAATGTTAATGACGATTAAATAACACATAACAGCAATAACAAATAAGCCCGATTAAGGGCTATTTTTTTTTGTGTTTTTTTCGTGTAAAAATTTAGCAATAAAAAACCGCTATCTCAGCGGCTAGTTATATCTACAATAAAATCTATTAAATTATTCGTAATCCAGTTCAAAACTTTTCCTTAACTTCTTTTGGTCAAGTATGTTTTGAATTGCTACGCGCGTTGTGTGTTTGGCATCTTTTGATTCTTGCTGTGTATCTTTGTGGTATTCCATAACTAGGCAGCACTTTTCCAACACTTCTTTGTTGTCGTTCTCGAATTCTATTTCGCTCATGTTATTTCTCCACGCGCTTTAGCTAGTAAATCTTCAATTTTATGTCTGTTCTCGCAAACCCAAAAAATAATTGTCTCTTGATGGTTTTCGGAAACGCTTAATAGTTCTTCTAGCATTGTATACATATCAGGAGTAGCAGCTATTAAGTTTGCATTATCAGGATGGCCTTCCATATCAAAGACCTGAGCTACAGTAAGCCCTGTTTCTGTATCAACCCAAGTTTTAGAGCCTGTAGTGTTAACAAGCCACTGGCCTTTAGTAAATTTAGTATTCATATCAGCACCCAAACAGTTCATTAAAAAAATCAGCGGATTTGTTTATTAAGTCGGTTAGTTTCATTTTATTTCCTTGTTTTTCATGAATTCTTGATTGACAATAAAAAGCTCATTTCTTGCAGCTTCAGCCATAACTTCCATTATCCTATTGAAATCTGATTCTTTTACATAAGATCTATTTGTCCTTTGAAATATTATAGGTAACTCTTTTACCATATTGTTTATGGTTGCTTTTGATTCAAGTAAGCATGAGTTCATAGTCACTAAGTTGTCGCAAGAAGGCAGTGACGCATTAAGTAATGGGTTGTGTTCTATTATCTTCTGCGCCTCCACTTCGTACATTGTTTTGCTATCACAATCGATCCATCCAACACGATCAAAAACCTTGTCGCTTATGGTGTGAGAGTAAATTCTACTGCTTGGGTTTATAGTGCTACCTACATATATAACATCATCACCGCTGATTAAAAGGTATACGCCTGACATTTTAAGATCTTTGTATGTAGATATAAAACTTTTTGGATTCATTGTTTTCATTATTTACTCCATCTTACTTTTACATTTAAAATATTTAGCACGTACTCTACATCGCAAAATTTAGCCGATGTATTGCCGTGCCATACCCTAGAAACTCTTTCATAAGTTAACTCACCACAAAGCTTGTTTAGTGCCATTACACCTGTAATATCTTTATCAAGTGCGGCATCTCTCACGATTTTTCTTAATTCTTTACATTCAGTCATTTTTATTCCTTATTTAAGTTGACGCGGTAACTCTACTATATGTGTACGGATTATGCAAATTATACGAATAACATATTTAATTTGATAAAACACTTGTAATAATTTTTTAATAGCGTATATTTAGAAACACAAGAAGCAAGCAGACCCGCTGGTGTCATCCCGTTACACTTCTATAAAAAGTAACTAAGCCAATACCAGCAACTAATTTTAATAGTCTGTATAAGTGAAGTGAGTTAGCCCTATAAACGGGTTGGTTGTCGGTCAAGGTTGGTAGTAGCAGAAGATTAGGGTACACAAGTTCAGTAAATAGCCGTCACCTAATAACTACCAATAAGCTTAGTGAAAATATTAACGATTATCCCTCGCCAGAGGTGTGAACTAACACTAAGTATAAACCCTAGCTCATTTCACTATACAGACTACAAGGAGAATTATTTTGATTGCATCAACACATATAAACGCAAAGCTTCAAGTGTTAAATGACTTACTGGCAGAGATTGAAGTAGAAGGTTATGAAACTATCGCACAGGTTAAAGGTTCGATTCATTCAAGTATTGAGTCGCTAGAAATGTTAAAGGAGAAGTACGGTGAGTAATTTAAAATTATGGAAAGCAGTAGAAGAAACTGAAGTAAAATATACAAAGGAGGCAAGGAAGGGTCAGCATAAATTTACATCGATAACGCCTATGTCACAATTCAAAAAGGCTACTGAGCAATTTGGTGTTCAGGGTATAGGGTGGGGTATAAAGATTGGATCAGAAGTTTTTATGGAGCAAACCATCGGAACAACAAGCCTCTTAAACTATGACGCTATATTATTCTTTAAGTACGATGGTGAGCTAGGAGAAATACCAGTTCACGCAACAGAAAAGCTTTCATATCAAACGCAAGGCGCTAACGGTTATTTAAAAATAGATGACGAAGTTAGAAAAAAAGTAGTGACCAACGCAAAAACAAAAGGGCTTTCAGAACTTGGCTTTAATGCTGACATATTCATGGGTCAATTCGATGATCCTAATTACGTTGATTACATTGCTTATGAGCAATCAATAAATCAAGCGGAAGATAAGCAAGAAGAAATAAGCACCAAAACAAAAGAGTTTAATCAATGGTGCAAAGATGAAATAGCTTGCTATGTATCAATTAAAAATGAAAGAACGTTAAATTTATTGCTGGGTGGGCATAAGCAAAAACTACAAGGTAGGTGTAGGCTGTTAGATCTTAATGAGGCAGCTTACATAAAGAAATTTGAAGAAGCATATAACGAACAACTTAAAACCATAAAAGAAGGAATCAAGAAATGAGCGAAGTAAAAGAGTTAATCGAATTTGATAAAATAGCCGCTGGGATTGCTGATATACAAGAGAAAGGAAACTTTATCCCTGACATGTCAACCAAAGAGGGTTACAACGCAAGTAAGAGATTTGTGCTTGATGAAACGACACCAATAAGAACTAGGCTTGCTAATGCACATAAGGCAGCAAAGGAGTACTGGAAGATAGGAGGGCAAAACGTAGACAAGAAAAAAAATGAAATATTAGATTTACTTGTTGATATTCAGAGGCCGCACCAAGAAGCTTATAAGGCTTTCGATCAGGCTGAGAAAGATAAAAAGGCAAAGTTTGAGCAAGATATACAAGATAAAATAAATAAATTTTATGATTTTAAATTCATGGTTGATATTAACCAGACAAGCTCAGAAGAAATGACGAGTATAATTGACTCGTGTGGAGAAATTGATACAGTCGATGGTTTTTATCATAAAGCTAAAGAAGCAGAATTAGCAAAGCAAGAAACCATGGTAATTCTCAATGATTGCCTATTGACTATTGTTAACCGTGAAGCAGAACAGCAGCGCGAAGCTGAATTGGCAGAGAGCAATCGTTTGCGTCAAATTCAAATTGACGAGCAACAAGAAGCTATGCGCTTACAGCAGGAACAAATGGAAGCTCAACAGGCTGAGATTGACGCAAAACAACAAGCTCTAGCGGACGCTGAAGCAAAGGCTGAGAAAGAAAGAAATCAAGCCGAATACGACAGAAATCTTAAGATAGAAAATGAAATACGCGCAAAGGAGGATGAAGCTGAGCGAAAACAACAGGAAATAGAACGTGAAGAATACGCAAAACGACAAGCTGAATTAGCAGCAGAGCAAGCAAAGCAAGCCGAGATTGATCGACAGCAAGCAGAAAAAGAGGCGCAACGTATAGCAGATGAAAAGAGAGCTAACAACAATCGACATGTAACAAAGGTAAAAAAGCAAGCTAAAGAGTTTGTCATGAGCTTTGGCGTTGATGAAAAAACAGCTGTGAATATCATTCAAGCAATAAGCCATAAAGACGAAGCCACATTAACAATTAATTACTAAGGATTTATCATGAAAATAGGCGTTAGAGTGAAGTTAGATGTAACCAAAATTGAAAAAGCCAGATTGTTTAAAGGTCAAAAAGGAACGTATCTTGATGCCACTGTTTTTATTGATGTGGATCAAAAAGATCAGTACGACAATAACGGAATGGTGACACAAGATATATCAAAAGAAGAAAAGGACGCTGGAGTGCAAGGCGCTATCTTAGGGAACGTTCAAGTTTTTTGGAGCGAGAACCAACAACAAGGACAGCAAAATAGACAGCAAGGACAATCAAATAGCCAAGGGTTTAGAAATAACGGTCAAAACTATGGCCAACAGAATAACAACCAAGCTAGACAACAAACTAACCAAGCCGTACAGCAGAACGTTAACACCAACGGTGCTGTAGACTTCGATGATGATTTAGCATTTTAATTAACCAAACACGCCAAGGAAGGCAAACAATAAGGATATGTAACAATGTTAAATAAACACGATGTAAAACTAAAGCACGACAGGGTTAGTCATTTTATAACGAAAGGCGTTATTACAATATTGATTGGAGCGTTTTGTTTATGCCTAAATCTATTGATCGTCTTATAACAAAGCTACATATCTATCTAACAATTGCGGCTTTATCATTAGCCGTAATAACAACTTACTACCCACAAGCAATAAGGTTTATATTATGAACAAAAAAATTAAAAAGTTAGCGTGGACTAATGACATGGTAAAAGTCATAGCTGAAAACTACAAAACTAAATCAGCAAGAGAGATAGCTGTTATTCTTAATGATAAGTTCGGAACAAGTAGGACAGCAGAGGGCGTTCACAGTAAAGGTAATCATCACGGATTTGAAATGGCAAGGGGTTAATGATGAATTTAGATGCATTAATAAGAAGTAGAAACGCATGTAAAGAAACCAAACAAATGAAGAAGCAAGCGGATTCAGTAAGAAATAGCATTCACAAAGGCAAATCAAAAGCAGTTGAGTTATTAAAAAGTGGAATGCAACGAAAGCAGGTAGCAAAACAAACCAAGATTAGTTACGAAACCATCAACAAGTACGCAAGGGAGTTAAGTTTATAATGGAATCTATAAAGGAATATCATAGCCTACAGGATAAAATAGCATCTCTAACAAAAAAGAATGCTGAACTATCTAAGAAGTGCGAAAAGTTTAGAGCTAAAACAGCATGGATCACTAAAAATAGAGACAACCTAAAAACTAAGCATAAGCGGTCTACTCTCATGCTTGCTGAATTGCATGTAGATAATTGCTTGAATATATCAATTAAAGACTTGGCTGATAAATTTTTTATGACCGAGTCTAATATTAAAAACGCCATCTCACTAGTTAAGCGTTCGAGAAAGTGAAAAACTTACCGATATCATTAACAAGCAGAAAGGATATTTATAAAAAAATAGATATCTTTCTTGGTGAAAACCCACAAGGTAAATTTGATTTATCAATTGTAAAGAGTGACGGTAAGCGGAGACTAACAGCTAACGGGCAGATTCATTTGTGGTTCGGTCAAATAGCAAAGTATAGAGATGATCAAACGCCATTAGATGTTAAAAACTTTTGTAAAGATGCTTTCGGATTACCATTAATATTAAATAGCGTTAAACATGGCGATAAGATGGAGTTTTTACTAGACAAGCTAAACTACTATCAACACAGTCATGAAAGCAAGATGAAACTTATCCAGTGTTTGGAGGTAACCAGCTTATTAACGATACCTGAGTCTAAAATATTAATGGAACAAATGATTTATTATTTTAATGATATAGGTATACCAATTAAATTTTTAGATAAGCAAGAGGAATGATCAATGAAATGGATTAGAAATATATTTAAGAAAAAAGTTAGTTATATGTATTTTAAAATTGTTATCAATAGTTACTTTGGGATGTGCGGAACAGAAAGGACGTATATTAAAACCCCTAAAGCAACAGGCAGGCTTTCATCTATGGATGATAGATTTATATGTAAAACCCTTAAGTCTCAAGGCTGGATAAAAATAGAAGAGGAAGAATATAAATGCTACATTCATCGCGTAAACACCCTTGCAAATGCTTTATCTGTAAAGGACTGATAACCACATCAGAAGAAGCTGACAAGGTGCAAAAGAATAAATACGAGTGCTTAAAGTGTGTAGGTATGCGCTTAGTACGCTGGGGATTTAAACAAGTAAGGGTAAGTAATGGCAAAGTGCAAGGTATGCAAAGTTAAGTTTGAGCCTAGATTCTTTTTGCAGAAAACTTGCATAGAGCCTAAATGTTTAGCTGAATGGCAGAAGATAGAGCGAGAAGCCAAGGCTGATAAAGCTCACAGCAAAAAAAAGAAGGAGCTAAAAGACAATGATAAATCGTACAGAGCTAAAATGGCTCAACAATCCTTTAATGCTTATGTTAGGTTTCGTGATAATGACGATCCTTGTATTAGCTGCCAGCGTCACCATACTGGTCAATATCACGCTGGGCATTATAGAAGCGTTGGGGCGCACCCTGAGCTTAGGTTTGAAGAATACAACAATAACAAACAATGTGCTCCTTGCAATAACCATCTTTCTGGTAATATCGCTGATTACCGTATTAACCTAATAAAGAAGATTGGGTTAGGCAAGGTTGAATGGTTAGAAGGGGCGCACGAACCTAAAAAGTATACTTGTGCTGAGTTAAAAGAAATTGAGCTACTTTATAAACAAAAGCTAAAGGATTTGATACAATAAGGTTTTATCATGAATGAGTTAATAGAATGGTTTCCACAACTAAACGCCCTAGACCTAAAAGCACAAGTGCCACAAGTGAAGATGATGATGAAAAGCGCATCATTCCTGCAAAACCTAAACGCACACGGGTTAAGCCTCCAAGACCTAAAAAGCGAAAGTAGCATATTTTTTATTTATATCTTGCTAGGCGCAATAACTAAAAGGCCAGTATATCCACTGGCTTTTTTTATGTGTTTTTTGTTGGTTAACGCCTCTATATTTCAAGCTGTAAAAGAATACCAAGTCTATCTATTTGTTATAGTTATGTACTCTTATGTATTCAACTATTGCCCAACAAGGCAAAGTAGATATTCCTGTGTTACAATCTGTTTAATTTCTTTATCATTTTCAGTAGACGCTTTCTTATATGGAGTTGATGGTTATCATGGAACGCGCCAAACAATTCTTTGGGAAAATATCGAGTATATTGCTACCTGCGCTCATCTTGTCTTTATTAGCTCACTTGTACCTGTCGAAAGAATTCGGGACGGTTTACGGGATTTTATTAATTCTATTAGTCGTATCGCGCTCAATAGTGATTATATGTTGTTTTATTGGTATAATAGCGGAAAGACAATCAAACAAATCTAAACTATGAACGATATGAACCAGCAAATGTTAGACGCATTGCTAGATAGTAATAAAGCATTAGTGACTAGTAATGAGTCAATCAGTGATTCAGTTCGTGCAAATAGCGAGACAGTAAAAGCAACTAATGAAACAGTAAAGGAATTAACTGTAAGTGTTAGAGAGCTTGTAACTACTGAACGTGAAAGGGTTTTAAAAGATAAGCAGCAACAAGAAATAAATACAAAGCAGGAAATGTATAATATAGGCAACAATGCAAAATGGAGCGATGCACACGATACAATAGTAAGATCGAAAAGGTTTCACACTATTTGGGATAGTGCATTTTCTAAAGTTGTTGGTGCATTAGCTATAGGGCTACTGGTACTTCTTGGTTTTAACTTTAAATAAACAAGGGTAAGTAATGGCTCTACAATACAAAATAATTCTTGTTTCTGATTTGGAGGGGGTATTGTCCGAAAGGGGCGAGGCATTGCTTTTGACCTCTCGCTACAGCAAAGACAAGACAAAAATAATACATTGCATTAATCACCCAGACGACACTATAGCCGCAACATTCAAAAGCGACTTTGATTTTAATGCATTTTTATCATCAACAAGAACATATTCACACAAAGAAGCACTAGAAGAGATGGGTACAATTGATTGGCGCAGTGAAGACGGAGACACTTAATGGCTTGGGCGTTAATTTTTGATGGTGTTAATGATTACGCCACTATTTCAAATACTCTACTACATACTGAAATCGGTCGAACTACATTCGAGTATGAGATATATGCCGCTCCTGACGCTGATCAAACACCATTCAGAGTAGTTGGCAATGCTGGCGCTTTTACTGGTCAATTCTCCATCCGACCATCAGATGTACAAATAAGACTTGGTGGAGCTGGCGCTTCACAGGTAACAATACCATACGTTCAAGTTTTTGATGGGCTATATCACACGTACAAGATTAGGCGAGACGGAAATAATTATTCTTTTATTATTGACGATATCGAGGTAGCAACGACAACAAGCTCAGCCGCAACGGGCGGCAATGGTGTTGTATATATAGGTCGCGTAAGCGGCAACTATGCTCATACAAACATTGGATATATAATATTCCGCGATTCAATAGGCGGGACTGATTTATTTAACTGGGATGCAACAGCATCTAGTCACGCAGCAGGGGCACCTATATTAACTGAGACAGTGACAGCTAATAATGCAACTGGTTCAGGGTTCCCCACAGATGGCAGTGCTTGGGTTGATTTAGGTGGTGGTGGCATATCTATAGCGATGGCAGAATCAGGGCCTTCTTTTATCGAGTCAATCAATACAAATCTATCTGTAAATATAACAGGCGCTATTGTAGAGAATGGGCCATCGTTCACTGAAACGGTAAATGCAACGTTAACCTCTTTAACGATTCAGGCAAATATAGCAGAATCAGGCCCTTCATTTACAGAATCTATATCGGCAACTTTAACCGAAACACTAACAATAAACGCAGATATTGCAGAGCAAGGACCAAGCTTTACGGAAGCAATAGCAGCAAGTTTAGATGTAAATATAACATCAGCAATAACGGAGTTAGGCCCAAGCTTCACAGAGTCTATCAATATAAATGTTATAGGCGATAGGATAGCTTCAATTGTAGAAAGTGGTCCAAGCTTTACGGAAGCAATAACAGCTTCGATACCAATTACAATCACAGTAAATCCAAAAAATATCATTAGAGTGAAAAGAAAAGACAATACTGTTATAATTAAACGTAAATCAAACATCATAAGGGTAAGATAATGCAACTATCAATAACAGGGCGTAACGCCTCAATAGATGCCGTTAACACTTTGTTAAATGGCGGCACATTAGAGATAAGAACAGGCTCACCTGCGGCAATAGACGGTGCACCAACTGGAACGGTATTGGCAACGCTATCCATTAATGCAACGGCATTTGGAGCAGCTTCGGCAGGTAGTGCGACATTCAACGCTATTGTTGACGTTACAGCTACGGCAGCAGGTACAGCAGGGCATTATGTAGCTAAAGATTCAGGCGGCAATGCAGAACGAAATGGTACGGTAGGGGTAGAAATGATATTAAATAACACTACCTTTGGTATTGGTGACGATGTTTCTGTTACTGGTTGGACTTATGCACAAGGAACTAGCTAAAAATAAAAGCTATATAAATCAAAGGTAAAATGATAGTTTCTCACCCTATAGATAACCCGTTTAAAAGCGGGTTTTTATTGTGGTATAATTAAGGAAATAACGGGTTAATGACGGGCTAGCATGGCTAAAAGTTCAACATCATTCAATAAAGAGTCTCAACCTAATGAGCGAAAGCCCAGAGGAAAGAGCGAGCGAACAAAAATATTAGAATCATTCGGCCGACTATCAAAGACTGAAAATGAATTCTACGACCTGTTGACGGTCAAAGCGTTTGACCCAGAAGATAACTTCAGCTTTAAAGAATTACTAGTTAGAATGTCACCCGTACCAAAAGCGGTTAATCCCTTGTATGAATTCACGTTTGATATTGAAGGCAGCCCACACAAGCAAGCATTACAAATCATAGATGCGATATCAGATGGCAAACTACCCTCTGATGTGGGCAATATAATCATAACTTCTATATCGTCAATGTTAAACATTCAAGAAAAGACTGACTTTGAAGAAAGATTAAAGGCGATTGAAGATGCAAGCGAGCAGGATTAACCGACTACATAAGATTGAAGATCAGTTTGCTTTTGGTAGTGGCGACTATAATTCTAGTGTAGTAGGATTTGTTTGCCCTAAAAGCAAAAATCTAACAGCAACTTATCATTTGGTTGGCGGCAAGTGGACACCTACAATAAAAGAACCTAACGCCTTCTTTCCTGAAATAGTAAAGCCGATGTTTTTAAATCCTAAAAGATTTATGGCATTGATAGGCGGTCGAGGCTCAGGCAAAACAATTGTAAAAGGTGATCATGGTTTAATTGGTATGCACGACTTAGGGCGAAACTTAATGTGTATACGTGAATTTCAATCATCAATAAGCGATAGTGTTCACGCTGTACTAAGTGACGAAATAAAAAGACTTGAGTTAGATAACTACGACATAACAGAGCGCACAGTTAAGTTTACACACAATAATGCAATGGCTCGTTTTATGGGGTTAAGTAGAAACCCTGAATCTGTTAAGTCTGCATTCGGTTTTTTAGACTGGTGGATAGAAGAGGCACAGTTTTTAAGTGAGAAATCATTAAGAACCTTAACACCTACTGCCCGTAAAAAACCAATAAAAGGATTACCAGGTAAGCAAAAGGAAATCGACTCAAAAGAAATTGATATGAGTGATGTTCAAATGGTGTTTTGTGCTAATCCTGCGTCAAGTGAAGATCCATTTAGCCAAAGGTTTATTGTTCCTTTTCAAGCTGACTTAGATGCTAATGGTATTTATGAGGATGAAATGCACCTTATTATAAAAATGAATTGGTCTGATAACCCTTGGTTCAGTGATTCAGGGTTAGAGCAAGAAAGATTATTTGATTTAAAAAACTTGCCTCGCGGCACTTACGATTGGGTATGGGAAGGTGGTTTTAATGATGAAATTGAAAATGGATTAATTAAGCCTGAATGGTTTGATGCCTGTATCGATGCACACATTAAATTAGACATGAAAGAATTCGGAGTCTCAAAGGTTACGCATGACCCGTCTGATTTAGGCAATGACCCAAAAGCAACACTTGTGAGAAAAGGGAATATAATCACCAACGTTATGCAGCGTACAGACTTAGATGTCAATGAAGGCTCTGATTGGGCGCTTGGTGTTGCTATAAATGAAAACGCTGATCAATATGAATGGGACGTTGGTGGAATGGGTGTGACACTTAAACGAGATGTTAACGCAGCACTAGAAAATAAAAGAATAACCGTTCATCAATTCAATGGAGCTTCTAAGGTTGATCATCCTAAATCAATATACGAATCATCAGGAGCATCAAACATAGTTCAGCAGAAAACATGGGAGCAAGTTTGCAGAAACTTACGTGCTCAATGTTATTTAAAGTTACGTGATAGAATTTACAGAACATTCAAAGCCGTCACTGAAGGGAAAATGACTAACCCTGATGAGTTAATATCATTCGCATCAGCGTGTGAAAATTTAACAACGCTTAGGGCTGAGTTATGTAGAATGCCGATAAAACCTAGAAGTGATGGATTATTCGAGCTATACACCAAAAAAGAGATGAGAGAGAAATTTAAGGTTCGCTCTCCTAACTGTGCAGACACACTGATGATGTCAGAGCGTATACATGGTATTATAGAAGAAATAGACCTTACAAGCATTTACGTGCCAACTGTTAACGCATGGTGAAACAATGAAAGAACTAAGAGAAATAAGACTTGATCTAAACGAAAGCTTTTCAGCTTATTACGACCGCAATAGATTATGTCTTGATGATTATGAATTTGCCGTGGTTAGTGGGGCAATGTGGAAAGGCTCCTATGCTGAACAATTTAAGAATAGACCCAAGCCAGAGATAAATAAAATCTATGGTGCTATTAATCGACTGTTAGGGCAAAAGCAACGCCTAGAAATGAATGCTAAGATAATTTCAAACTCTGACGGAGCCACGGACGAAGATGCCGAAGCTTTACAGTCAAGATGGAGAAATGATTTTCAATCAGGCAATGGTGTTGAAGCTTTAAATAACGCAGACCAAGAGGCTTATTTCTCAGGCTTTGGTGCATTTAAAGAAGTTGCTAAGTATGAGGATGAGGAAAACCCCGACCCTGAAAAGCAATACTTGTGTATTGAGCCGATATATTCAGCGGCTTCATCAGTTATCTTTAGCCCTTCATTAAGAAAGGATAAATCAGACTCGAAACAATGCTGGCATATAATCAGGACCAATAGAAAAGCCATTGAAGAAGAATATGGCGTAAGCGTTACATCTATCAACGCACAGATTGATTGGTTTGACTGGTCAACAGATACAGATAAAGATATATATCTTGCTCATTATTACGAGGTTGTAACTAAAAACATTACTATTTATGATTTTGGTGGCGGCTATGTTGTTACTACTGGTGATGGTATAAAAGATAACGAAGGTAACAAGGTTACTCGTGATGAATTATCAGAGTTAAAAGACTTACGCGAACATACAACAACAAAGAAAAAAGTTAAGCGTGTTGAATATGCTTTAGTTAGTGGCGATCAGTTTCTAATTAAAAAGCAGCTGACCCCATTTAAGCGCATACCTATCTTTCCGCAATACGGCTACTACAATGTAATTAATGGTATTGAATATTTTTGTGGCGAAGTTAGAAAGCGCAAAGACCCTCAAATGTTCCTTAATACTTACCACTCTTCATTAATGGAAATAATGGCAGCATCACAAGTTGAAAAGCCAGAGTATACGCCAGGGCAGATTGCTAGGCATGCAGGACAAAGAGCAAGGGCTGATATTGATAATATGTCTTATGTTATGTCCGATCCTATTAAAAACCCTGATGGAAGTATTGCTCACGTTGGACCAATAGGTAAACAAACGCCACCGCAAATAGGCTCAGGTTTAGCAGTGGCT